ATGATGGGTGGCCGTGGCTCCGGGAAGACCTATGCGGGCGCTCGCTGGCTTGCGCATTTGGCGGAGTCGAGAGACCTGACCTTGGCGCTGGTGGGGCCGGCCTTGCACGACGTGCGCGAGGTCATGGTGGAAGGCGCCTCCGGCCTGAAAGCCGTGGCGCGTGAGGCGCACCGCCCGAGATGGGAGGCCGGGCGACGCAGGCTCGTCTTTCCCAGCGGGAGCGTCGCCTACGCCTTCTCCGCCGAGGATCCGGACAGTCTGAGGGGGCCGCAGTTTCATGCGGCGTGGGCCGACGAGCTGTGCGCCTGGCGCCGGCCGGACGAGGTGCTGGCCAATCTGAGGATGGGGTTGCGGCTGGGTCGCCGGCCGCGGCTGGCGGTGACGACGACGCCTCGGCCGATCGCGGCCCTTAGACGCCTGCTTGCGGAGCCGGCGCTGGTGCGGGAGGTGGCGCCGACGGCGGCGAATGCGGCCAACCTGTCGCCCGGGTTCCTGGCGCACCTGAAGTCCCTGTACGGCGGGACGCGGCTGGAGGCGCAGGAGCTGGACGGGATGATCGTCGAGAACGACGGGGCCCTGTTCCGGATCGAGGATCTGAGACGCGCGCGGGGCGCGCGGCCGGCCAGTCTGGAGCGCGTGGTCGTGGCGGTGGACCCGCCGGCGACGGCGCGGGGAGACGCCTGCGGCGTGGTGGTCGTGGGACGTCGGGACGGAAAGGCCTTCGTGCTGGACGACGCGACCGTGCGCGGTCGATCGCCGGCGGCGTGGGCCCGGCACGTGGCGACGGTGGCCGAGAGTCACGGGGCGCAGGCGGTCGTGGCCGAGGCCAACCAGGGCGGGGACATGGTGCGGACGCTGCTGGCCCAGGCCGGCTGCGCCGCGCGGATCGACCTGAGATGGGCCGGCAAGGCCAAGCGCGTCCGGGCCGAGCCGGTGGCCGCCTTGTACGAACAGGGCCGGGTCGTCCACTGCGGCGACTTTCCGGCGCTGGAAGAAGAGATGCTGGCGCTGGGGGAGGACGGGCCGAGCCCGGACCGGGCCGACGCCCTGGTGTGGGCGGTGACCGCCCTGATGCTGGACCGAAGCGTCGCCTTGCCGCGCGTGCGCGCGATCACCTGAGGAGAGCCGAGAATGACGGACGCCCATGCCCACCGAACCCCCAGCGCCGCCGCGCCCGCGAGGCGGGCGGCGGCGGTGACGCCGAACGACGGAGCGGACCTGCCGCAGGTCGCGAAGGCGCTCTACCTCGGCGGCGGAGGCGATCTGGCGATCGTGCCGGCGGACGGCACGGGCGCGGTCGTGCTGAAGGATCACGCGCCCGGCTATGTGCCGGTGCAGGTGCGGAGGGTGCTGGCCACCGGGACGACGGCCACCGACCTCGTGGCGCTGTTCGACTGATGGGGGCGACCAACCTGGGACTTGGGCCGGCGTCCCGGTCCGGAGCGCCGGAGGGATTCGACTTCGACTTCGTGACGGGTCGGTTCTGGCGCGCCGGACGAAGGCTGGGGGCGCCCGACGAGGCGCTGGAATGGACCTTCGCCCGCGCAAGCACGGCTTGGGACGAGGGAGCCGACACGCTGCTGGTCGAGCATGTCGCGGATGTCCCCAGACTGGGGCGCGGGGGATTTCTGCTTGAAGGCGCGGCGACCAACCTTCTTTCGCGGAGCGCGGTGTTTGAAGACCCCGCCTGGATCGGGATCGCCCTGGGTGCAGGGTCGGCGCCCGTCGTCCTCGGGCCGGCGACGGATCCGGCGGGAGGCATGACGGCGAGACGACTTGTGTTTGATCGCGGCGCGGGGGACGTCTCCGGGGATCTGAGCTTCGCGTCTCATGTCGACTTCGCGTCGACACCCGGTCGACGGCATGTCGGCTCCGTGTGGGTGAGGTCGGACGACCCCACGACCTTGCTGATGCGGCACGTCGGGGCGGCCGCCTATCTGGTCATGGCTGTCGACGCGACATGGCGGCGATTTCAAGTGTCGTCCACAGCCCCTGCGGAGGCGTCGAACTTCCAGATCGGGCTGCGCGGTGGCGTCGGCGTGAGCCGGATGGCCACCGTCGACGTCTGGAACGCGCAATGCGAGGTCGATCTGGCGACGTCCGACGTGGTGACGGGCGCAGCGGTGGCGACGCGCGCAGCGGACGAGTTGGAGTTCGGTCATCCGGCCACCGAGACAGGCGCCGTGGTCATGGAGCTGATCCCGGCCGAGGTGGCGGGGACACGCATCCTGTTCGAAGGCGCCGGCCTGCGCGTGTCGATGCTCGACGGCGTCGTGTCGGCGACGCTCGAGGGCGACATCCTCGCCGCAGGCGGGGCGGCATCGGCCGGGCAGGTGATGCGGGTCGCGGTCGCGTGGGAACCGGGCCGGGTCTCCTTGGCAATGAACGGGAGCGTGGCGAGCGGATTGGGGGAGCTGGTTTCGGGCGCTCTGACGGTCGGCCGCGGGGCGGGCGAACCCTTCTTCGGAAGACTGAGGCGATGGCGGCGGCTGGATCGTGCGCTGAGCGACGCAGCGCTTGCGGCCGTGACGAGCTGAGGGAGGCGACATGTTCGACTGGATGAAGGTCAGGCCGCCGGAGGAGAAGGCGAGCCGGACGGGGGCGGTGATGGCCCTGACGGGCGCGGTGCGGCCGCGGTGGACGCCGCGCGATTATGCCCACCTGGCGTCGGAGGGGTTCGGCAAGAATGCGGTGGCCTATCGCTGCGTGCGCATGGTGGCGGAGGCGGCGGCGTCGACGCCGCTGGCCGTGTTCCGCGACGGGGTGAGGGCGTCGGCGGACGATCCGGCGGTGCGGCTGCTCGAGAAGCCGAACGCGGAACAGTCGGGCGTGGAGTTTCTGGAGGGGCTGCATGCCCAGCTGCAGACGGCGGGCAACGCCTATGTCGAGGCGGTTGGAGACGAGGCGCCGGAGGAGCTGTGGGCGTTGCGGCCCGACCGCATGAAGGTGGTTCCGGGGCGTGGGGGTTGGGCGGAAGCCTGGGACTATTCCGTCGACGGACGGTCGGTGCGGATCGCGCGGGCGGCCGACGGCTGGGCGCCGGTGATGCATCTGAAGCTGTTTCACCCGACGGACGATCACTATGGATTTTCGCCGCTGGAGGCGGCGGCCTTCGCCATCGACGTGCACAATGCGTCGGGGGCCTGGAACAAGGCGCTGCTGGACAATGCGGCGCGGCCGTCGGGCGCCCTGGTGTTCGGGGCGAAGGACGGAGAGCGGCTGACGGCCGAGCAGTTCGACGCCCTGAAGGCCGAGATGGCCGAGGCGCACATGGGGGCCGGGAACGCCGGGCGGCCGCTGTTGCTGGAAGGCGGGCTGGACTGGAAGCCCATGAGCTGGACGCCCGCCGACATGGACTTCATCGCCGGCAAGTACGCGGCCGCGCGGGAGATCGCCCTGGCGTTCGGGGTGCCGCCGCAACTGCTGGGCATCCCCGGAGACGCGACCTACGCCAACTATCGCGAGGCCAATCAGGCCTTCTGGCGCGGGACGGTGGTTCCGCTGGTGCGCAAGACGGCGGCGGCGCTGACCGGGTGGCTGGGCGGGCGGTTCGCGGGCGTGCGGATCGCGCCCGATCTGGATCAGGTGCCGGCGCTGTCGGGCGAGCGCGACGCCCTGTGGGCGCGGCTGGAGGCGGCGAGCTTCCTGACGCCGGAGGAGCGGCGGGCGATGGCGGGGCTGGGGGCGTGAGCGAGGGGCGCAGGTGGCCGGTGGCGCTGCTCACCGCGCTGGCGGTGCAGACGGTCGGCGGCCTGGTGTGGGCCGGCGGGGCGGCGGCCCGGATCGGGGCGCTGGAGCAGCGGGTCGACGAGCAGCGACTGGTGGCCGAGCGGCTGGCGCGGCTGGAGGAGCAGGGCGCGGCGACGCGGCAGGCGCTGGAGCGGATCGAGCGGAGGCTGGAGGGATGAGGCAGGGCGGTGTTCTCCCTCCCTCGACGAGGGAGGGTGTCCGCGCAGCCGACGGGTGGGAGGGGCCGGGCACCAAGTGCGCCGGAGCGTGGGTCGCCGCGCCCCCCCCACCCGGTCGCTTCGCGACCTTCCCTCCCCCGAGGGGGAGGGAAAGCGACGGCGCCCTGCACATCGAGGGCCACGCCTCGCTGTTCGGGGTGGCGGATCTGAACGGGGACGTGGTGGCGAAGGGCGCGTTCGCGGCCAGTCTGACGAAGGGCGGCGCGGGCGCGGTGAAGATGCTGCACCAACATGAGGGCCGCGCGCCGGTGGGCGTCTGGGACGAGGTGCGGGAGGACGAGCTTGGCCTGTTCGTCCGGGGCCGGATATTCGACTGGTCGCCCGAGGCGCGGTTCGCGCGGGCGCTGAGCCGGGCGAGGGCGATGGACGGGCTGTCGATCGGCTTCCGGTCGGTGCGCGCGCGGCGCGAGGGGCGGCTGCGGGTGCTGGTCGAGCTGGACCTGTGGGAGGTGTCGCTGGTGACGTTCCCGATGCTGCCGGGCGCGCGGTTCAGGCTTTCCGTGCGCTGAGGGCGCGGGCGATCTGTTGGACGACGGGCTTCTTCAGCAGGCCGCGGGTGATCCAGAAGATGGGGACGGCGGCGAAGATGGGGTGGACGTCCATCACCAAGGACAGGGCGAGGCCGATCAGGACCGCGAGCACGACGATGCCGATGCGGACGCTGGTGAGGTCCTCGGTCGTGGGCTCGGTGGGGTGGAGCGGCGGGCCCTGGGGTATGGCGCCGGGGCCGAAGATGAGGGCGCCGGCGACTTCCAGAGGCGTTTGCGGCAGGCGGGGCGACTCGCCGGTCTTCTTGCCGAGCAGGACGTCCAGCGTGCGGTCGGGCGCCGGCTGCGGGGTCTGATATGGTTCGGGGCGCGGCGGGTCGGGATTGGCCTGAAGCTTTCTGAGCGGACTGTTTTCGCGGATCGTCTCGGCGCGGTCGCGCAGGTCGTAGGGGACGGGATGGCCGTCCTCACGAAGGCGGAAGACCTGGTCCACGACGTCGCCGGTGAGGGTCACGCGCGAGAGGTCCTGGCCGTAGGCGTCCCCGTGCAGGGCGATCAGGCGGCCGTTCACGAACTCGGCCTGGAAGGCGATCGGGTGTTCGAGGTGGTCGATCTGGACGTGGATCGTGCCGAGGCGACCGTGGGTGGTCTCGGGCGGGTTCGGACGGCGACGATCGACAATGGTTTCGGTGAGGAAGATCGGGCCCTGGACGCGGCGCTGGCCCGGCAGGCTCTCGGAGATCTGGCCGGCGAGGTCGGTCGCGACGGCGGACAGCTCCCAGGCGAGGCCGTCCAGCGCGGCGCGTTCGAGGGGGGTGAAGGCGTCGCGCATCGGCGCACCCTAACCGCGAAACGCGGGGATTGAGAAGGTCGGCGCTTCGCATCGCCGGAGCGCCCCCACCCGGTCGCTACGCGACCACCCTCCCCTGAAGGGGAGGGAAAGCGACGGCGGCCGCTCTTCGGACCGCTTTTTTCAAAACTGGAGCACAGATGAAAGAGACCAAGCAGGTCTCGGGTTCGCCCGAGGCGGGGAATGCGCTGCACGCGGTGATGGCGGCGTTCGAGGCGTTCAGGGACGCGAACGATCAGCGGCTGGCGGAGATCGAGCGAAAGGCGGCGGCGGACGTGCTGCTGGAGGAGAAGGTGGCGCGCATCGACGCGGCGGTGGCCGGGGCGCAGGTGCGGCTGGATCGGGTGGTGAGCGAGGGGCGCAGGCCGAGCGTCTCGGACCGAGCCGCCCCCTCCGTCTCGGCCTTTGGCCGAGCCACCTCCCCATTGCATGGGGAGGAGACCAAGGCGGCGTTCGCGGACTACATGCGGTCGGGGTTCGGGCTGGAGGTGAAGGCGGGGCTGAGCTCGGCGTCGAACTCGGCCGGGCACGTGGTCCCGGAGCAGACCGAGCGGGCGATCGAGCGGCGGCTGATGGCGGCGTCGCCGATGCGCGAGATCGCCACGGTGCGGACGGTGGCGTCGGGCACGTTCCGAAAGCCGGTGTCGATCGCGGGAATCGAGGCGGGCTGGGTGGCCGAGACGGCGGCGCGGCCGGAGACGGATCCGGCGACGCTGGCCCTGCTGGAGTTCCCGTCGGCCGATCTGTACGCCTGCCCGGCGGCGACGCAGGCGCTGCTGGACGACGCGCTGGTGGACCTGGACGACTGGCTGGCCGGCGAGGTGGAGGACGCCTTCGCCGCGCAGGAGACCCAGGCCTTCGTCAGCGGGAACGGGGTCAACAAGCCCAAGGGCTTCCTGGCCTATGACGCCGTGGCGGACGGCGACGCGGAGTGGGGCGAGATCGGCTACGTCGCCTCGGGCGCCGCGGGCGCGTTCGCCAGTTCCGGCCCGGTGGATCGGCTGATCGACCTGATCTATGCGCCCAAGGCCCAGTATCGGCCGAGCGGGCGCTTCGTGATGAACCGCAAGACGGTGTCGGCCGTGCGCAAGTTCAAGGACGCGGACGGGAACTACGTCTGGCAGCCGGCGGGTCGGCCGGGCGAGACGGCGAGCCTGCTGGGCTATCCGGTGACCGAGATCGAGACCATGCCGGACGTGACGGCGAACAGTCTGTCGATCGCGTTCGGCGACTTCCAGAAGGGCTATCTGATCGTCGACCGGGCCGGGGTGCGGGTGCTGAGGGATCCGTATTCGGCCAAGCCCTATGTGCTGTTCTACACGACCAAGCGCGTGGGCGGCGGGGTTCAGAACTTCGACGCGATCAAGGTGATGAAGTTCAGCGCGAGCTGACGGCTTCGTCTCCTCCCCATCGCGTAGCGATGGGGAGGTGGCGCGGCGCGCAGGCGCCGTGACGGAGGGGCTCTTCGCTGCGGCAAGAGCCCTCCACCGCTTCGCGGTCCCCCTCCCCATCCCTTCGGGACGGGGAGGAGAGGCGCGTTCCGATCATGGAGATTTCAAATGACCGCACCCGTCTCGCTGACGGAAGCGAAGCTGTTCCTGCGCGTCGAGCATGAGGCGGAGGATCCGCTGATCCAGACGCTGGTGGACGCGGCCAGGGCGCGGGTGGAGGGGGAGGTGGGGCTGACGCTCACCTCGACCAGCCCGGCGCCGCTGCGGCTGGCGGTGCTGATGCTGGCGCTGCGGGCCTATGAGCGGGACGAGAGGGAAATGCCGATCGCGCCGGTCGAGGCGTGGATCGCGCCGTACCGCGTGGTGCGGCTGTGAGAGTGCTGGCGGGACTGTTCGACGTCGAGGAGGCCGAGACGCCGTATGGCGGGATGGCCGTGAGCTATGAGCCGTCGGGGCACGCCTGGCTGAAGCTGGGGGCGCGACGGCGGCGGGAGCGGACGGAGGCGGGGCGCGCGGCGTCGGTGGAGACGACGACGGCGGAAACCCGGGTCGATCCTCGGCTGAGGCCCGGGCGGGTGCTGCGCTTCGGCGGGGCCGACTGGACGATCGTCTTCGTCGAGGTGGAGGCGGAGCGGCCCGGGCGGGCGAAGCTGAGCCTGGAGCGTCGCCGATGAGCGCGCACGAGGCGGGGCTGATCAAGGCGGTGATCGCGCGACTGAAGTCCGATGCCGGCGTGTCGGCTCTGCTGGCCGGGCGCGTGTGGGACGAGCGGCCGGAGGAGGCGGAGTTGCCGCATCTGCGGATCGGACGCGGCGAGAGCCGGCCGGTGGGCGCGGACGGTTGCGGGATGGAGCAGGCGATCACCCTGACGGCGGTCAGCGGGTTTCGGGGATCCGAGGAGGCGCGGGCCATCCTGGCGGCGGTCCGGGCGTGCCTGAACGACGCGCCGCTGGAGGCCGACGGGGTGCGGACGGTGAGCGCTCGCGTGACGTTCTCGGACGTGGTCTCGAGCCCCGACGGCGCGCGTCGGTATGCGGTGATGCGCCTGCGGGCGGTGACGGAGGAGATGGGCTGATGGCCGCGCAAGCCGGCAAGGACATGCTGCTGAAGATTTCGGACGGAGCGGGCGGGTTCACCACCGTGGCCGGGCTGAGGGCGAGGACGATCGCGCTGAACGCGCGGACGGTGGACGCCACCGACGCGGACTCCGCCGGGCGCTGGCGCGAGTTGCTGGCCGGGGCCGGGGTGAAGTCGGCGGCGGTGAGCGGGACGGGCGTGTTCCGCGACGCGGCGTCCGACGCGCTGATCCGCGAGGCCTTCTTCTCGCAGGCGGCGGAGACCTGGCGGCTGATCGTGCCGGACTTCGGCACGCTGGAGGGACCATTCCTGGTCGCCGCGCTGGAGTACGCCGGCGAGCACGAGGGGGAGGCGAGCTTTGCGCTCAGCCTGGCGAGCGCGGGCGAAGTGACGTTCGGGGCGGTCTAGGTCGGTTGGGGCAACAGTGATTTGCCCGGGGCGGTTCCCCACCGATTTGCCTCAGGCTTGCCGGGCCAGATCAGCAAGACGACCACGACGAGCCCCCAGATGACCGCGCCGTCCATCCATACGGGCGCGGGTCCGCCGCCCATCAGGAAGTGGACCGCGAGAAACGGAAGCGAGAGCAGAAGGTACAGAAGCCAGAAGGCGACGGCGGTGTGACCGACGTCGTGAGCCCGCCGCGGCAGGGCGATGAACAAGAACCAGAAAAAGTAGATGACGCCCGCGATCGCGAAGCCTTGCTTCGCCGCTGGCCAGGCGACCAGCCGTTCCGCGAACTCGCATGCGGCCAAACCTGAGGCCGCGACGAGAAACCAGACACGCCCGCTGCGTCGGTTCGGGTCCAGAAAGTCGGGCCACCATCTCATGGCCCCGAAACTACCAGAAGTTGGGCGGCGGGCAATGTTCGAGGGAGCTGACACATGAACGCAGCACGAGGCGAGGCCACGGTGAAGCTGGCCGGGGCGGAGCGGCGGCTGTGTCTGACGCTGGGGGCGCTGGCGGAGATCGAGGGGGCGCTGGGGCTGGAGGGGCCCGGCGCTCTGGCGGAGCGAATGCGGGCGCTGTCGGCGCGGGATCTGACGGCGGTGCTGGCGGCGCTGTTGCGGGGCGGGGGCGAGGCGGCGTTCGCCAGCGAGCTGGATCGGGCGGCGGTGACGCCGGTGGAGGCGGCGGAAGCGGTGGCGGCGGCGTTTCAGGCCTCGATGTGAGCTGGGCGGGGATGCTGCGGACGGCGTCAGCGCTGGGGATTCAGCCGGAAGCGTTCTGGCGGCTGTCGCTGAAGGAGTGGCGGATGCTGACGGAGGCGGCCGGGCTGCCGACGCTGGGGCGGGGCGGGCTGGAGGCGCTGATGGCGCGGTGGCCGGATGAGGGGAAGCGATGACGGACGCCTTGGAAGACATCCCGCGCCGGACGGCGGAGGCGCAGGCGGCGCTGGAGGCGTTGCGGGAGCCGGCGCGGCGGGCGCGATCGAGGAGGCGTTCGGGCGCGCGGGCGAGCGGCTGGCGGGATCGCTGGCGCGGGCGGCTGCGGACGGGGAGATCACGCTGCAGGAACTGGCGCGGGCGGTTCTTTCGGCCGTGAACGCGGCGGCGGGGGCAGGGCTGGGGCAGGCGATCACCCAAGCCGTGGGCGGACTGTTCTCCGGAGCCCGGGCGGACGGCGGGCCGGTATCGGCGGGCGGGGCCTACCTGGTCGGCGAGCGCGGGCCGGAGGTGTTCCGGCCGTCGACCAGCGGGGAGATCGGTCCGGCAACGGGCGCGCCTGTCGTCGTGAACGTGACGGTGCAGGGTGGGGAGGAGACCCTGCTGCGATCTGAGGCGCAGGTGGCGCAGGCGCTGGCGCGGGCGGTGATGGTGGGGGCGCGGAGGATATGAGCTTTCACGAGGTGTCGCTGCCCGCGCGGCTGGCATTCGGGTCCACGGGCGGGGTGGAGCGGCGGACGGAGGTCGTGACGCTGGCGTCGGGGTTCGAGCGGCGGTCGACGCCGTGGGCGGAGGGGCGCAGGCGCTGGCTGATCGGGGCGAACCTGAGGTCGCTGGCGGACATGGCGGAGCTGGTGGCCTTCTTCGAGGCGCGGGCGGGACGGCTGCACGGGTTTCGGTTCCGGGACTTCATGGACTTCCGGTCGTGCGTGCCGGGCGCCGAGCCGGCGGCGACGGATCAGGCGATCGGGACGGGCGACGGGGAGACGGCCGCGTTCCAGCTGTCGAAGGGCGGGCGGATGATCCGCAAGCCCGTGGAGGGGTCGGTGGTCGTGGCGGTGGACGGCGTCGCGGTGGCGGCGGAGGCCGATGCGTCGACGGGCGTGGTGACGCTGGCGGCGGCGCCGGCGGTGGGCGCGGCGGTGACGGCGGGCTTCCTGTTCGACGTGCCGGTGCGGTTCGACGCGGACCGGATCGACGTGACGCTGGAAAGCTTCGACGCGGGCCGGATGGCGGCCGTGCCGCTGATCGAGATCAGAGTCTGACGTTTCCCTCCCCTTCAGGGGAGGGACGGCGGCGGAGCCGCCTGGGTGGGGCAACATCGGACATACCCCACCCTGTCGTCGCTGACGCGCCGACATCCCTCCCCTGAAGGGGAGGGAAACTTGGGGAGGGGACGTGCGGGACATTCCTGAAGAGCTGGTCGCCCGCATCGAGAGCGGGGCGGCGAGGCTGTGCCATGCCTGGATCGTGACGCGGACGGACGGCGGGAGGCTGGGGTTCACGGACCACGATCGCGTGCTGGAGGTGGACGGGGTGAGCTGTTCGCCCAGCGAGGGCTGGGGCGTCGGCGCGAGCGAGGCGGAGGTCGGGGGCGCGGCGGGGACGGCGACGGCGGAAGGGGCGGCGGGCGAGGGGTTCGATCCCGCCGCGTTCGACGGCGCGTCGGTGGATCTGTGGCGCGTGGACTGGTCGGCGCCGGAGCTGAAGGTTCGACTGTGGGCCGGCTCGCTGGCGCGGCTGACGCTGGCGGACGGGGCGTTCACGGCGGAGCTGGAAGGGCCTGCGGCGAATCTGGATCGGGCGGTGGGGCGGACCTATGGCCGGGCCTGCGACGCGGGGTTCCGGGACGCGCCGTGCGGCCTGGCGAGCGACGCCTTTCCGGGCATGAGCTGCGACAAGCGATGGCGGACGTGCGTGGACGCGTTCGGAAACGGGGCGAACTTTCGCGGCTTTCCGCATGTGCCGGGCGACGACTTCATCGCCGCCGTGCCGGTCGAGGGCGGGCGACATGATGGGGGGCGGCGGTGA